ACACGCCGACGGAGGCCACGATCTTGGCGGCTTCCTTGGAGGCGCTGACCTTGCTGGCTTCGTGCTCGGCGACGAGGGCCTTGAAGGACTCGGACTCCTTGACGGCCACTTCGAGGGCGGCGGTCAGTTCGGCGAGCTTGGCGTCCTTGGACGCGGCTTCGACCTTGAGGCTTTCGAGTTCGGCAGAGACGCCGACCGTCATCTTCTCGACAGTGGTGCGGAGGTCGTCGCGTTCGGCGGTGAGGCCAGAGACGGCGGCGGTGGCGGCGAGCAGTTGCTCTTCGATGGTCATCTTAGATTTGCGGTTAATGGAATTAGAACGAACGCAGGGCGTCGTTGAAAGAGTCGGCCAAGCCCGTGACCAAGCCCTGGGCGGCGGCCTGCTTGCCGGAGAAGGTCTGGCCTTCCATGGCCTCGGCCTTCACCATCTTGCGCTTCATGTTCACGGCTTCCTTGAACTCGGCGTGGATCGTGTCGACGCCGTCCTGAAGGTTGCCCATCTGGCCTTCGTCGAGGCTGGTGCCTTCGATGCCAGCGCCCTTGAACTTGCCGGACTTGATGACCACCATCTTGATGCCAGCCATCTTGGCGGCTTCGGAGTAGTCAGGGATGGCCATGTAGACCCCGATGGAGCCGACGGTGGAGGACGGGCTGGCGACGACGCGGTCGGCAGCGGAGCCAATCCAATAGGCGGCGGAGGCCATCTCGGAGTCAGTGTAAGCGAGGGTAGGCTTGCCGAGGTTGCGGACCTTGTTGGCCAGTTCCTCGACGCCCGTGACCGTGCCGCCAGGGGAGGAGATTTGCAGGGCGACCTTTTCGACCTCGGGGTTCGCGGCGAACGAGTCGAGGGCCTCGGAGACTTCGTTCACGTCCACGGCGCCCATCATCTTCTCGAGCGGGGACAAGCCCTTGCCGATCACGCCGACGACCGGGATGATGCCGATGCCATCAACGATATAGGGCTTGGGGGCCACGCCGAAGAGTTGCGCGAGCATATCCGTGAAGCCGAACTTCTCGGCGAGGACAGCGTGGTCTTTCGCCTTGGTCGGGTCGATGAGGAGGGGCTCGCGGCCCGACAGTCCGTTGGTGAGGAAACGCATAATGAAATTAGGAAGCGGGTTGGTCGGGGGTTACGTCGGAGTCGTCATCTTCCATGTCGTCCTCTTCGGGTTCGACCTCGGGGGCCTCGGGGCCTTCCATGACGTCGCCGCTGATCGTGCCGACCGGGGTGTTGGACGGGCGGAACAGCAGTTCGAACGGGATGCCGTATTCTTCGGCCAAGTCCTTGATGTGCACCATGTCGGCGGCGCGCTTGGACATCTCGGTGCGGAAGTCTAGGCCGCGCTGGGCGTAGAGCTCAGACATAGACAGCAGGCCCATCTCGACGTCGGCACGGTCGTTCGCGGCTTCGCGGCCAGCGTCGACGGTGACGGACTTCGGGGTCGTCCAGGAGACGCGGTTCCAATCCGGGTCGTCAGGGATTTCGCCGGCGGCGATGCCTTGGCCGATGATGTAACCCCACGTCGGAACGCAGAAGTTCTCAATCATGATGGTCTGGTACTTCGAGAAGACGCGGCCAGCCTTGGCGGTGATAAGGCGAACGGTGGCGCCGCCGAGCTTGGAGGAGTCGCCGACGAACTCGTAAGGCAGGACGCCTTGGGAGATGTCGCGTTCCAGCGCCGCAAGGAAGCCGGTGAAGGTGGCGTTCGGACGGTTGCTCTGGAAGGAAGTCATATCCTCCCCGGGCTCAAGGGCGATGAGTTTGCCACCCATCGTCGAGGCAAGGTTGGCGTAGGACGAGCCAGTGGCGTTGCCCAGTTCGCCGGCCATGTCGGAGTCAATCGTGCCACCCTGCTTCTTGATGATGCGGGTTACGTCACCGTTGTCCTTCACGGCCTGCTTCTCGAGAGCGAGGATTTCCATCTCGTCTTGGATGGAGTTGATGGAGTGCTGGAGCAAAGGCACGCCACGGGCGCCGGACGCGTACTCCTGGTCGACCACCATCATCATCGACTGGGCGAGAATCTGGCGGGACGAGCCGTCGGAGCGGTAGACGTTGACGGCGATGTATTCGCCGTACGGACCGAACTGAATGCCGTCGTGCATACCCTCGGGCACCTTGCCCTCCAGAGGGTCGCCGACCCGGTGGGCTTCCATCAGCTGGAGTTTGGCTTCACCGGCTCCGTTGCGGACCTTGGCGGCGAACGAGTCGCCGTCGCGGATCATGCCGCGCAGGAGGATGGACTGAGCCTGATAGAACGAGAAGCGGTTCGTGATGTCGATGCGCTTGGCCTTCTCGGCGAAGTAAGCCTCGTAGCGTTCCTGCATCTCAGGGGTCGACGCGTGGCTCTGCGGCTTGATGCCGTCGCCCACGGTGTAGAGGCAGATGTCCGCGAGGATCTGTTTGAACAGGCCGGAGTTCCGCTCGGCCCAGCGGCACTTGCGGACCATGGTGAGCCTGTCGTAAGGGGTCAGGTCGCGGCGAAGGTCGCGCGGTTCGGCGCCGTAGGCCGCACGGCGGGCACGCGTCACGCCGATGCTCTGCCAGTCGCCGTAGGAGGCTTGCGGCTGCGGGGCGGCAGGCATGGCCTTGGGCGTCTTGGGACGCAGGCTGACGGTCTTAATCTTCTTGCGGATGGCCATGGAAAGTTAGTCCTGACGGTTCTGCCAGTCGGTGGAGATAATCGTGCGACGCGAACCGTAAGTCGCCGGGTCGAGGCGGGATAGGGCGAACATGGCCTCGGCGAGCATCTCCTTCGGGGGCATGGCGAACTGCTTCGACGCGGACGAGCCGGAGTCGGAATAGGACATCAGGGTCTTGCCCTCGGTGATCATGGCGACCGCCTTGGCTTTGATGTCGAGGAGTTCGCACTCCGTCAGTCCGATGAAGAGTCCAGAGGCCATTTAACTTGCCCCGATTGGAAGAAAAGGGGGGTACGCCGCCCAGCCCACGCCACAAGCTTCTTCCTCCTGCGACACTAAACGGCGTACCCTTGAGGAAAGTCTGCCCACGGTCATGACGGTTGCAAGTCGGTTTCGGCGGTTTCCCGCCCGGCGATGCCCCAGCGGACGGCGGCCAGCAGGGCGAGGATTTCGCAGTCCATGGCGTGGTTATCCTTCTTGCCCTGGGGGAGTATCCACATGGGCTTGCCGGTGCGTTTATCCTTTACGCGCACCTCGGCGCTCAGCTGAGAAGCATACTCCTCGGTAGCGTCGATAGCATAAGTCCACACGCGGCGAGCCCGGAGGCCGTGGAGGAGGTCCTTGCCGGCGGTGGCGGAATGCACGATCAGGATGGCCCGTTGCGGGATGCCAGGGACGACGATGGACTGCTTCTCGGAGTAGAAGCGGCGGGTCGTGTTGCCGGACTTGTCGGTCACGGCGAAGTCGTCGGAGCCCGAGCCCTTGGCGGTCTTCCAGTTCCGCTTGGCGGTTTCACGGTAGACCTCGGTCGTGTTGTCGCCGGAGTCGACGAGCACCATGGCATGGTGGACGCCGTGCTGTTTGGCGAAGGCCTCGACGTTGCCCCAGGAGTCGATGCGGGCGAAGGCCATGAGGCGGCTGTGCCCCGTCTTGGCCCATCGGCGGACGGTGACCCAGAAGTGGCCGCGCTGGACGTCCACGCCCATCGTGCGGAAAGGGATGCTCCCGGGCACGGCGTCCTTTTGGTCGACGACGCGGGCCTTCGGGGTGATCGCGGCCTCCGCGTCCCAAGGGTCGCCCATCTTGTAGTTGGCGGCCTCGGCCAGCGCCACCATCTCGCCACCCTCTTCGCTCCAGGGCATGGCCAGTCGCTTCTGCTTGAAGATGCGCCGCGGCTCTTCGTCGCCGTATTGGTCCGCGGCCTCCTTGGCCTTGAGCATCAGAACGCCCAGCTCGCCCCAGCTCATCGAGGCCAGCGAGTTCCAATGCAGGCCGATGTGCCCGGAGTTCGCGGCGACAGACGTAGCGACGAAGGTACCGCGGGCGTTGGCCTCGAGGCGGCTGGCGTTGGTGTCGGGCATGAGCGTCCGACAGCCGGCGCATTCGTACGTCGTGCCGACGCTGACCTTGTGCAGGTCCCACGTGCCCGTTGACTTCGCGTCCTCGGGAAACCTGATCTGCTCCCAGACCCACGGCTGGAGGTGGTCGCACTTCGGACACCTCATGTTCCAGTCACGCTGGTCGGTCGTCTCGTGCAGCTGATGGAACTCCTGCCCAGCCCGTCCGCCCTGGCTCATGAAGATGCGCTTGCCCATCCAGCCGAACGCCGTCACGCGTGCGCTCAGTTCGGCGAGGTGTCCCGGCGGTGCCATCCAACACTCGTCGGCGATGGTGTATCGCAGGGACAGGCGCTGAAGGTTCGCCTCGTTCCAGATGCCGCGGCAGTAGAGCGTCATGCGGTCGAAGTCCGCGGTCGTCGAGCGGTCGAGGTCGTCGCCAGAAAGACGTGCCTTCACCGGCGGGCAGTTGTTCCAGACTGGGCGGAGGTAGCGTAGGGCGAAGTCCTTGGCCTCGGGGTCGGTGGCCTGAAGCACCATCGTCGGCCCTGGAGCGTTGGCGATGATGTGGCACGTCAGCAGGCGGGCGAAAAGGGATTTGCCGGACTGGATGCTGGCGAGGACGGTCAGAAGTTTCGTCTCGGGGTCTGCCGCGATGCGTAGGGCTTCGGCGATCCACGGCGTGCGCTCCGATCGGAACGGCCCGGGCATCGGCGAGTCAGGGATGGCGAGCACGTTGGACTCCAGCCACTCGACCACGTCGCCCGAATCCGACGGACGCAGGACGTCACGACCGATGCGGAGAAGGTCGGCCTTATTCATCGTGCGTAGAGAGGTCGGCCTTCACGCGGCGCACCCAAGCCTCGAGCACCTTCACGGCCTTCGCAGGGTTCTCGGGGTTGCACCCTTCGGCCACGTCGAGGGCCAGCTTGTCGAGGCGGTTGACGATGCCGGCGGTCATCTCGCGCATGGCCTCGGTGGCTTCTTTCGCGGAGATGAAGTCCTTCGTCAGAATGAGCCGACGCTCCTGCTCTTCCTCGAGGGCGACGAGCGTCTTCAGGGATGCGTTGTACGCGGACTGGTACTTCCCCTGGTTGGGGTCGCCCCCTTCCATCGCGGCCTGCCAGACCCCACGCGCCCGACCGACTAGGGCTCGATGTTCGCCGATCGTGTCGGCCAGCGTCCCGTCGTCGAGCTGCGCAGGCGCCGCCTTCGGGGCCGCCGCACGTTGCACGTTCGCCCGGGCTTCCCGCCATGCCCGAGCCGCGTCGATGCTGTCGGTCGGCATACCTTCCCTACGCAGGACGCTAATGCGTTGCGCGGTGACGCCGAGCGCCAAACCCAGTTCTGAGTTGGTTAGGGCCATAGTTCTGAACTGGTTTGCTCAACCCCAATATTGTTCATGGTGACCATGCACGATTTCTTCGTGGTGTCGGGCCA